GTGAGACACCTGATTGTAATTCATCTAATCTTGGAAAAATAGGACTATTATTTCCACCTCCCATTCCACCAAACCCTGGTGTATTTTGCATTCCCAAATTCATAGGACGTGATTGATTGTTTCCTAAAAGATCCATTTGTCCCATCATAGAAAGTCCACCTTCTCTTAAACCAACTCTACCACCATTAGCCATATTAATATCAAAACCATGTACTTCTAAAATTTCATTTATTTCATCTTGATTATATCCATATTTAGTCATGGACTCAGTTATAGAATCTATATACTCTTGATCCATACCTGCTTTAAATGCTGCGTCTTGAACCATTTTTGCTGCCTCATCTTTATCAAAATCTTTTTTAGTTCTCATCGCATCGGCGTAAGCTAAATCACCAGTTCCTAATGATATAGGAGTTGCTGCTGCTTCTCCTAGTAATGTTAAATTTGCTTTAGTGGGATCTAAATCTAATGCACCTCGTATAGTATCTCTAGCACCTCCTGCTTTGTCAGCTAAATTTGCTAAACCTTCTGAACCAAAATCACGTGCTTTTTGAAAAACATTTCTTGCAGGATCAAAATCACCTACGGGAGATTTCATTCCCCGTAAAGTTTCTCCAGCACCTGGAGCTGTTAAAGCACCTTGTCCTCCCGCTAATAGTAATGATAAAGCATTTAATTCTCCTTCATTACCTTCTTGTGCTAATTGAGAAAATGCATTAGCACCTGCACTTCCTAAACCTCTACCAATCATTGATGAAAAAATTCCACCACCTGGTAACATATAAGGTGCAAATGCTGCGAGATAAGGTAACGCAGGTTTTATTTCATTGGGAACTATTTTATCTAAAACTTTTGAAACGGGTCTGGTAATTTTTTTGACGTACTTTGACATTAATATCCTTTTTTACTTATTCTATAAAACTTAAAATTATTATCAGATCTCATCCAATTAACTTTTTTAAAATTATGTCTTAACCAATGTGTTATTTTAGCACCATTAATTTTAGAAACAACATCTATAACCCATGGATTATCTCCACTTTTCCAAAAGTTATCAGAAAAATCTTTTGTTTCTTTAAACTCTTGTTCTGAGGCATTACTTAGATAAGCCCAATTTGCAAAAGATACCACTTTGTTATTCTCCTTAATAATTTTATATTGCTTTAATTTAATAGAAGGTAAAATATGATAGTATAACTCTTCACGAGTATAATCTTTATACCTATCAAATTCTTTATATAAAGATATAATTTGTTGTATATCTTTTAATATATTTCTATTAAAAATGAAAGTCATAGCAAGGTGGCTACTCTTGTTTATAAGCCAATTTTCTTAATTTACTAGGTTTTTAAGCACTAGTCAATCTAGAATATATTAGTTTTCGCGCCTAAATCAAAACTTGCTACAGTTAAATGTACGTCTCTACGTACATGTTCTGCCTTAGTATCACTATTAGGGTTTTGTATATCTGCCAACGCTTCGGCGTCAGAATTATACTCTTTATTTGTTAAGGTATTAGTTAAAGTTATTTCGCATTTGGGTGTAATAACTGGTACTTCTTTACCATCAATTATTTCATGTCTTATTGATGCTTCTGTTTCTATAAATGACATTATGAATCCTCTCTGTTTATTTCTAATATAGATGCAACTACAAACAATCTATTTGCGTCGGCCGCGGTTATTTGTATAACTTCATTTTCTAACATAACTAAAGGTTCAGTTAATAGTTGATCTGATGCATTAGCAGCTACAGCTTTAGTTTTAAACAAAGTAAATTTAGCAGCACTTGCTGCCGGATCACCATTAAACAAATCTACAGTAACAGTAGTAGCACTACCACTATCACTACTAACTAATATTGATTTTAAAATAGCTCTAGAATTACCAGGCACTACATACAAAGTTGTAGCATTATTAGTTGTTAAATCTAGTTTTGAATTTTTATATATATTTGCCATTAATTAATAAACCAAGTAAACCTTTCTTGTTGTTCTCTCATATCTTTTAAAAATGTAGAATTTAGCTGTGTAATTATAGAAGTTATAGTTCTATTTATTTGTCTTTGATTATCTTCAGAATACTCTCTTCTAGGTTCCGGTAATCTTACTACAATTTTTGCCATTATCTTCTTCCATCTGGTTGTAAATCAACTTGGAATGTACCAAATCTCCATGATTGTCCTGATCCTGTATTAGCTATTTTTAAATTTGCATATCTTCCTCTAGCTCTAGTATCAATTTTTGTAGTAGTTGAGTTAATAGTAAAAGGACTTAGTTGAGTTGCAGTATTTGGATCTGCTGGATAATCTGCTACTGCAATAGTAACTTTTGCATCTCCTGTTAAAACTTTAAAATTAGGTAAAAATCTTCTCATAGCTAAAAATACTTCTGAAGAATCTGGTTGTAAAGAAAAATCATAGGACTCTACAAAAGAAGTTAAAGTAGTAGTAGTTCCATCTGGATTAATTTGATCTGTACCTACTTCGTGTTCAAAAAATAAAGTTTGACCTAAACCATTTTGACCAATAACTTCAGGAAAAGTACCATCATTTCCAGAAATATAAGCTGTAGCATAAGGTCTTGGATAAATTAAAGAATCAATCCAAGCTGTTCTAATAGAATTAGTATTTACTCCTGTATACCAATTACCCATTGGCGTAGGTTGGTTTGTTTGACCATAGTTATAAGTCACATACCTATCATTAAAATCAGAACCCGAACTTGGATACCACCAAGTAACTTCTGTAAATAGATTATTGATTCCCGCACAAATTTGCTGACCTTTAGTTGTATCAATATCGTCGTACACGTAATCTTCTACTGAACATGGTAGTGAGTTTACGGTACCATCAAAGGCAAAGAAACCATTATTAGACATCCAATAAGCCACACCATCAATTTCAATAGCTGCATTTTTACCGATCAACCCACAGTTAGTTCCAACTTGCTCAAAACCAAAAGTAAATGGAGCTCCAACAAATTTCATTGTATATAAAGAGTTATCCGTCCATATTAAAATATTTTCTTTTGCAACCATTGCTCCCATAATTTTTGTACCATCTTGAATTCTTTGAGAACCGGCAGTGTTAGTTGCAAGAGGAGTGTATATATTAATGTTTTCATCTTGTGAAAATCTAATAAACATATCATCTTGTGTACTAGGATCACCAATAGTTACTTCTGTTCCAAAATGAATTAAGTGACGTGTTGTAGGTGATATTAAAGTTTCTCTAGTAGCAGTTGGGTTACCTACTCCTGTTCCTATGGCAGTTGGAAATCCTGTTGTTGTTGTAGATGCTCTTGTTGCTAGTCTTGCTGTAATACCTGCGTTCCAAGTAAAAGTTTTACCATTGAGAATAGTTGCAACTAATACTTGACCAAAATTATTTAAGGACCAAAGCCCTGGTTCTAAAGTCACGGTCGACGCTTCGACGGCACTTCCAAAACCTGTAAAATCCGTTGCATTTGTAACCACTGCTCCCGAGCTATGAGCTGCTTGTGTAGTACCTAAAGCTCCACGACCGGCTCCAGTAAAAGTGTTTGTACCTTTACCAGTGTAGGTAATTAATTCTGTACCAATAGCTAGTGTACCTGTTGTTGGAAATCCTGTGTTAGATGCTACTGGAATAGTAGCTACACTATTATTTATACCACTACTTAAAGTATTTTGTATTGCATCTGGTACAGTTCCACCATACTCACCAGTACCAAAACCATAACCATAAGATTGTTCTGCAGGACCTATTCTTTCATAAGGAATAACACTACACGCTCCGCCACCCGCGGCTCCTGTTGTAGTTTGTGTGCCTGTTACAATTGCAATTAAAGAAGATGTAACTCTAGTCACTTGAAATAATTTATCTTCAAAAGCAGCATTAGTTAAACCAATATTACTTGGTACAGTTACATTATCTAATAAAATAATATCACCTGATATTAAACTATGATTACTTGAAAAAGTTAATGAAACTTCTTTAGTTCCATCTTGAGCAGACATTGCAACACTGGTAAGTGTTGGTTTTATAGGAGTTATATCAAATAACTGTCCTTCAAAATATACAAGTAAAAATTTATCTGTTCCAATAGCTGTGTATCTATTACCTTCTAAATCAACAAATGAATGTAATTTTCTAGAAACTCCTACTATACTTTGGTTTAATAATGATTGCCAACCTCCTAATTTTTCTGGAAGTCCATATCTAAATCTTACGTTATCTGAATCTATCCAACGACCTTCAGCACCAACACTAGTGTCTTGTTTGTCAATTCCAGGTGCAAATTTAATTTTTGTAAGAGCCATGTTTTAGCTCCCTATGCCGTGTTCGTTTTAAACGCCCAGCCTCTTGTTGAATCTACGTAAACTAAAGTTATAGCTTGACCATTAGTACTCAATGATAAATTATTTGTTCCAGAGTTAATAGGTTGATTATTTCTATTGACTGCTACAGCATTATTTGCAAAAGTTCCTCTTGCATCAATAATAACTACCTCATCACCTGTTGCAGGAGAAGCAGGTAAAGTAACTGTTACTGTAGTTTGTGTAGTATCTACTAAAAGTTGATCTCCAGCAACTGCAGTATACGTAGTAATAACGGAAGATGTAATTGTAAAATAAGATTTTTGAGTAATAGCTTTAGATGTATTAGTTCCATCCGATTTAAGAAGTAGAGTAGCTCCTACTGGAACTGCAACTGGAGTAGATGAACTTGTAGTTTTAACACTTAAAGTAAATTTACTATTTGTTCTATTAGTTCCATCTTCAACAACAAAAATTCTTTCAGCACCATTAGGCATAATCAAAGTTTGATTACGTGCTAAATTACCTATTAATTTAAAATATAAATTTTTACCATTTGATATAGCACCATCTGTTAATGCTAAAGTAATGTCTGCATTAGCTGCCATTGAAAGTTCTATGTATCCTGAAGCCGCTTGTTGTAAAATTTGTAAATTGGTATTAGTAATATTTCCCCATAAACCAGCTTTTTCACCAGTTGAGATTATTTCTAATTTTAAATCGTTTGAAAAACTTGATGCCATATTAGTACGGTTCTATTGGTGTCCATGTCATGTTTGCTCCTGGAACAATATTATTCCAAGTGATAACTCCTGGTTGTCCAGATCCCATTACTAATTGAGATCCATTTGGAGTTACTAACGCTGTTCCAGTTACTGTAACATTTCCTGTTGAAAGTGTCAATGCATTACCTGTAACAGAAGTATTAGCATCTGCTTTAACTACTACTGTTCCTACATTTAATACAGTTGCATTACCTGTAACTGAAAAATTAGCATCTGCGGTAAGTGTAACTGTTCCTAAACCAAGTGTAACTTGGTTACCTGAAACATTTTCTACAATTGAACTTGCTGCAACTCCTGCGTTACCGACACTAATTTGTAATTGATTTCCTACAACTTGAATAATAACGTTGTTGTCATCATCAACTGTTGAAAATGGTCGTTCGGCAAATGAAGCAAATCCGAAAAGCATAGGTTAACTCTCCTAGCTTGCTGTGTATGCTTTACCAGCAGTAATAGCTGTATTAGATGCAGCCATACTTTCATTAGTCCAAAAATCTTTAGCAACCATGATCTCTAAATGTTCAACATTTCTGTCAACACAATCTTGTCTATCAGCTGCTTCGTCGTCTGCCATTTCTGTACCAGCAATAATACCATTAATTAATGAAACACTATGGCCCATAGCTGTATAATCTTGAGCAATATCTTCTGCTGTTTTTACGTCTTCACTCATATTTATCTCCTATTTAGTTGCACATGCAACGGGTTTAATTTTATCAAGTTTCTTGTAAGAATCAAGAATTAACTTGGGTTCTACCATATTATTACGAGGATCTCCATCATTATATTTGGATTCATTCCACTCATTTTCCATATGAAATTGTAAGTTTTTATTGTGTGAATAGCCAAATTGTGTCCAACGTGTGCTACCCCAAA